CATAAGGTAAAGAAATTAATTGTTCTCTAAACAATTCTCTCATACTTCCTACACCAAAGATAGGATCAAATTTGTTTTTCTGTGTCTGATGTCCTTCTAAATAAATACCCATTCTTGCACAATACTCTTTTAAATCTTTGTCTTGTCGTATAGCTCTCTGAAATCCGTTTTCCTCTATAACCCAATGTGCAAGATTATATTTTTCGTACCAATTCTTTATTGTTTCTTTTGCTTGTATAATCCCACCACCCTGTTCGTTTTCTATATCTATCATATACATTTTGCCTGTTTCAGTATTAACAGCCCACAAAAACGCAGCTTGGTAACCTGTTGATGCTGGGTCTAATCCTGCTACTAAATGACAACCTGCTGGTATTTTTCCTATAACTCTATTGACATCTCTGCATTGATCTACTTCTTCTACATCAAACATAGCTATACCTTCTGCAAATGCTTTGTTAAGATATACCATCTCAAATATTGCTTTACCACCTGTAGTTTCAGCAGCTTGTAATCGTGATAACAACCACTTGTAACTTCTCTTACTTGCCCATAGCATACAATCTGTATGTAACTCTAATTCGTTTTCTGGCAATACACATTCTGTGCTATGTGCTTCTTCTACTATTTTTTCCATCTGTGGATTCTCTAGTAAGAAGTTATATAAATCTTCTGGGTGCTGTCTTGAACCTATAACAACAATAGCTGTATGTTCCTCTTTACGAGATGACAAAGTAGTTGTCCACCATTGTCTAGTTTGTTCTCTAGCACTAGGTTGAATTGTTGTGCTGTGGTCCTCAATGTCATCTGCAATAATCAAATCACAATCTCTTGATAAAATCTTGCCACCTTTACCTACAGCAACCATTGTTGGTGATTTAATACCTGTAACAGTTCTAGTAGCAATAGTAAACTGTCCTGATGTCCAAGACTTACCTGACCTGTTCTTAGGTTTAAATGTTTGTCCTGGTCCACAAAAATCCTCTATAAGTTTTTCATTATGTTCTAAATGATCTACTACAGCTCCAACTGCGTTCTTAGCTATTTCCTCGTTACCACCAACCCACATAATTCTCACATTAGGATTTTTACAAATCTGCCATACAGCAAAGTGTGTAAGCAAGTCTGTTTTTCCGTGTCGTGGTGGACTAAGTATCATTTGTTCGCCACCTTCATCAATAGCTTTTAAAATACTAGCTATCCATTTTTTGTGAAAGTCTGCTGTTTCGTATGGATCTCCTGTTTCTGTTTGAAAGTACCTATCTCTAAAATCCTCAAATTTACTTAATGACTTAATAGCTTCTTTAGGTGTTGTCCAATCTTTTTGTAATTCTAAATTTTCTTTATCTACTAAATATGCTTCGTGCATCTTAGTTACAACTGATTTGTTTACTCCGTATATATCAGCTACAGCAGTTTTAGCAATTAAGTCTTGTTCTACTTCTGCTGCAAAGTTTTCTATATAATCTTGATAATACTCTCCACGAGTAACAGTCATCTGTGTTGTAAAATCTTTTTTCTTT